CAGTGGCCTTTGCGCTCCACGGAACGAGGAACCTTCATCAGCCCCATCGACTCCCCCACTCGTCTAGTGTTCTAAGCCGCCTTCTTCGTCGGCTTCGCAGCCTTCACCTTCTTGGCGGCGCGCTTGGGCTTAGCCTTGCCCTTGGCCATGGTGTCCCCTTTCTGCCCTGTCGTGCGGGCAAAGCCACCATTGCCCTCGCGCGCATCAAAGCTCAAGTCCCAGCGTGCATCTCCTGATCGGTCCCGGCGAATGGATCGGCAATAGCGTCGGTCAGCCCTTCCGCCGACATCATGGTCAGCGGCTGCCCGTTGCTGCGCTGGAAAGCGAAGACGTACATCTGGTTGGCCTGCTGCTGCGTCAGCGGCTGGGTCATCGCGAAGAACGAGCACTCGCCTATCCACTGGCTGCCCACCGTGTTGGCCGCGTTGGCACCGAGCCGCACGCGCGTGTTATTGGTGCTGCGCACCGTGGCGATGCTGTTGCCCGTCATGCCGTTCAATTCGGAGATGGCTTGCGTTGCCGTGACGATGCCGCGCGCCAGCATGAAGCCGTTGCCGGGGGCGATGTTGATGCTGTCGCAGAAAAGATTGCTAGTACCGTCGCCCGCCGAGAAGCGTGACTTGAACGTGGAGGTTAATCTGAGCAGTTGAAGCGTTCCCGATGCCACGCCAACGCCGAACGACACCATGGCGCGGTTGGCAGCGAGATCGGTGTTCGCGCCCAGCCACCACAATTCGCAAGCGCCAGTCAGCGGATACTGCGCGGGCACGGGCGCGATGATGAGGTTCTCGACGCCTGTGAACTTCGCGACCTGCCGCCCGGTGAACGCGCTCGCTCCGATGACTGGCTGTACTCCGGCCGCCGCACTCCACACGTCGGCTGGCGTCACGCTGTCTTGGATGCTGGCGCACGCGCCCGCGTTCAGCGTGATCTTGGTGTTGTCCTCGAAGTCGAGATAGCACAGGAGCGCCGCGCCGAGGTTCGGCGGCGTGAAGGTCGGCGCAGGCGAGGGATGACGGCGGACTGCCGCGACAATCGGGGCGCTTAGCATCAGGTCTTGAACCGGCCGGTGACCAGCACCGTCATGTTGGCGCCCGTCGTGATCGACCACGCGCCGCTTACCGAAGGAACGCCGTCGAGCGGAACGATGATCGGCGCGAGGCTGTTGATTGAGCCGGCGCCACCTGTGAACAGCGGGATCGACGCACCCGCCCCGTCCTTGATCGACACCGGCCCAGGCGCGGTCGTGGTCGGCGCGATGATCACGAGATCGATGGTGTCGCCCACAGCGCCGGTCGGCCCCAGCGTCGCGGTCGTGCTGGCGGCGACCGGCACGTACTTGAACACCGACACCCCGGCAGGAGGCGTCGGTCCGCTCGTGATGTAGACCGGAATCGCGTTCTTCGGATTGCCCTGGTCTGAGCCGTACTTCGGGCTCGCGAACCCGGTCGGTGAAGGCTGGTCGGTCATGGATGACACCCCGGATAGACCGGCGCCACGGTCTGGTTGCGAATCAGAAGATTGGTCTTCTGGTTGGTGCAGCGCGTCGGGCCGCCGCCAAGCTGGGCGAACACCGGCACGATCTGCGCGCCGCCCGCGCCGGTCGAGTTGATCCAGTTGCGCATCCACCCGGAGTCGGAGAGGAACGTGCCGCCCGGCCACACGCCGAACTGGAACTGCCAGATGATGTGACTGGGATCGAACGTGCCCGCTGGCCCGATCATCTGAAGGTACTGCTCGAACTGGCCCTCGTAGGTGTAGCCCTTGGGCGGTGGCCTGCCGCCTGGGATGAAGAACTCGTCGGCCCAGTTCAGGATGAAGCCTACGTTGCCGTCCGGCCCGGTGTCGCAGTTCGCGCCGGTCGCGCCGATGCCGCAGAAGCCGCCCGCCACGCCCGCGCCCACGAGCCCATCCACCGCCGCCGCGTACTTCTTGCCGAACTTGTGGGCGATGTTGGTCAGTTGCACCTGAAGCGCCGTCTGCCGCGAGGCGTTGCGATTGTCGGCTTGCTCCATGTCGCCCACGATCCACTTCGCGTTCGGATCGCTGCCGAACTGCCCGTCAGGCCAGTAGACGTGATCGGTGATGGTCGAGTAGGCGATGCCCGCGATCACCACCGTGTTGGGGAAATACGGGTCAGGGTTGGCTTTGATGGTCGCATAGTCCGGCCCCATGCCCACGCCGTAAGCGGTGGCCGGGTCCTGATAGCCGCAGTAGTCGATACTCGAATAGACGCTGATCACATCGCCGTTCGCGGTCGTCGGGTTGTTCGTCGTGTAGACGCCGTCGCCTCCTGACGTGCCGCTCGTCTGCGCCGTCAGCACAGTGTTGGCGGGCACGCCGATTCCCTGGATCGGATAGTTCTTCCACAGGAAGCCCACCGTGCCGGTGGCGCCCGATGGCCCGCGCGTGCCGCTGATCGTGATCGACGTGCCCGAGGCGGTGCCGGTCGCGGTCGCACTCTGCGGGCCGGTGCCGCATGAGCCCGGCGCAGCGGTGGCGGGCGCACCCAGCACGTACAGCACCTGGGACAACAGCGCTGCGTCGGCCTTGTCGAACGTCGAGTAGCTCACCCGCGCGGCGTGGCCGTTCGAGGTGTTGAACTGCGGCCCGCCCGCGCTGTTGGGCTTGAGTCCGCTCGGTGTCGGCGGACCGCACAGATCGCAGCGGTGACCCCACGGTAGCCACGCCCAGTAGATCGGATAAGTCTGTGCGGGCTCGCCGAGGTTCGCCGCGATGCTTTGCCCGTAGACGTAGTTGACCGGGTAGGCGAGGTACGTCGCGCCCGATTCGTCGGCCGAGTTCGGCACCCGATAGGATCGCCAGATGTGCCAGCCGCTCGGGATGTCGGCATTGTGGAATGGCTGGAAGAAGTTCGGCGGCACCACCACGTCGGGATTGAAGGGCGGGTTCGCGAACAGGAGCCCCTGCATGATCTTGGTCGGCAGCGCCTCGGCATAGACCGCGAGCGTCAGGATCGAGTTGTTGCCGGTGAGCGTCGAGCCGCTCGATGTCGAGCCCACCTGCACCTGCACCAGCGGATCGCTGGGGAAGATCACGCCGGTCGAGGTCTTGACGCTCTGCCCTGAATTTTCCACCCAGTATGACTTCGGTTTGTAGACCGCCGCGATTCCCCAAAGCTGGTCGAACGTCAGGAGCGGCCCCGCCATGGTGATCGTGAGCGTGGTCGAGTCCACCACCTGCGTGTAGAAGCTGTTCTGCACATTGTCGTTGTTCTGGCCCATCGTGATGCGATGGGTGTTGGCCGCGTTCTCCATCGACCAGAAGACGTTGCTCGTCTGGTTCGAGGCACGATTGAGATAGCCGAACCACAGCGCCGAGTAGTCCGGCCGCGACTGCATGTTGGCCGGGTTGTTGAACTTGATGCTCTGGTCGGTGACCCGCGTCACCGCGCCGGTCGTGGTCTGCACGTAGCTCGTGGGCGAGGTCTGCGTGTTGGCGACGCCGACCTCCTGATGCTTCGCCTCGCAGCCGAACACCGCCAGCGCCGAATTGCCATTGCCGGTGTAGCTCGTGACGGGCGGCGTCGAGTCCTGGCTCGCGAGCCCGTAGGTGAACGTGAGCGAGGTGTCGGTCGCGGTCGTCACCGTCAGCGAGCCGCGCACCCAGCCACCGTTCGTCGGGTTGCCGTTCGAGTCGGTGCCTGCCGGATCGAGCCATGTGCGCGCCGTGAGCGGCGTCCCACCGATGCCGGTCGTACCGGGCGGCACGAGGTTCACGAAGTCGGTGGCGAAGATCGCCTGAACGCCGTTGCCCAGGCTGTTCTGCACGCGAACCCACAGCGCGCGATTGCCCGCGCTTGGGCCGAAGTAGCACGACGCGGTCCACACCTCGACTACGCCGGTCTTGCTGACCGTCTGCTTCCACGAGTGCTCGCCTGTGCTGGTGTCCTCCTTCAAGGTCGAGGCGGTGCTCGTGCCCTTGGGACTCGTGCGGTTGTTGTCGGTGACGCTGACGCCGGTCTTCGTCCACTGCGCCGAGGCGAAGTTGCCCTCGCTGGGCCATACCGCGTTCGCCGCTGCGTTCTCCCAGCACCAGCCACGCAACGCGCCCGCGCCCGAGTAGCACGGCTGGGCGGGCGTGTTCGCCGCGATTTGCGATAGCGTGCCGGCCGAATTGAATATCCACTTCGCGCTCGAAGTCATCGAGCCCGAGAGCGCCGACCACATCGCGGCGAAGCTCGCGTAGTCGGTCGTGGCCTTGGTGACCGGATCGGTATAGGCCCAATGCCCGGCCTTCCAGTCCATCAGCCAGCCGCCCGTAACCTTCAACTGGGCATAGGGCGATCCGGCGCCCTGGCTCGCCCACTGCGCGGCACGAGAGAAGCCTACGGTCTGCGCCCAACCGTGGGCATGGGTGACCACAGCGAGGAGCGCCAACAGGGCGCCAGCAAGCCTTCTGCGCACGGTACTCAGTTCCCGTAATTCTGCGACACGCCCACCTGCCACGTCGCGCAGGTGTCGATGGTCATCATGAAGATGATGTCCTTGTGGGCCGTGTCGGGCGTCAGCGGCTGCGGCACGTTGTTGGGCCACTGCACGATCATCGAGCCGGTGTTCCAGTTCTGAACGTGCGCGTTGCCGTCGCCGATGCTCACGAGGTTGATCGACGTGATCGGGCCTGGACAGGTGCCGCTCTGCTGGAGCGTGAAGTCGGCGTTGCTGGTGAACCAGAACACCGCGTTGTTCGAGCCGAGCGGAATCGTGAGGTTGCCCGAGCCGTCGATGGTCAACTGCCCGCTGGCGGCCGAGCCCTGGTTCTCGACCACGCTGCCGACCTGGGTCTTCGCGCCAAAGGTCTGCGTCGCGGTCCACGTCGCGGCGACATTCAGCACGCCCACCGATGTGCCGTTGACCCCGAGCCCGGTGAAGTTGCCGGTGCCCGCGCCCAGGCCGCCGCCCGGCACGGTGCCCGGCATCACCAGTTGCAGATCGTTGGTGACCGGCTGGATGTTGGCGCCGGACTGGAAGAACGGCGAGGCGGCGGGTGCTGGCCCGCCCGATGGCTGCGCCATCGCGAGTCCGGTCACCGCGATCAGCAGCAACAGCATGCCCAGGCGTTCGATCAGGTTCATGCCATCGCCTCCAGTTGCGCACGCGCGCGCGCGAGTTCCGCCCTGCCTTTCGCGGTGATCATCTCCTCGGGCAGATCGCGGAGATTGAACAGGTACTCGTAGAAGCAGCGGCAGTAGACAAGCTCGCCGGGCCGCTCGATCTCGTCGGTGTACTGGCGCCCCGCGAGCTTCATCAGCCCGCGCTCCAGCGCCCAGTTGCCGCGCACCACGAAGATGCCGCCCTTGAGCACGTCGTGCTCCTTGTGCTCGGGCCGGTAGTTGTAGTTCGGCTGGCGCCAGTGGCTGTGCCAGATCGCGGCGATGGCGCCGCCTTCGGTCGCCGCGATGTCGCTGAGCGCGCTCGTGAGCTTGTGGCCCTGGTCGATCAGCACGCGACGCTCTTGGAACTTCAGCCCTGCGATGCCGCGCTTGATGTCGGCCTTCACCGCACGCCGCTCGACCAAGTCGGAGCCGCCTGCCGGGATCGAGGTCGCCCAGCCCGAGAAGCGGCGCAGCGTCTTGCCGATCATCTCCTCGCGATTGAGCTTGATCAGGTTCGCCGCCGCCATGATGCGCCTGTCGAGTTCGGCGCGAAGCTGAGGCGCCACGCGCTCCAGCGTGAACCTAGCCATCTCGGGCTGCATCCTGATGACGCCGCGATCCGTGATCAGCCGCTTGTAGACCTTGCGCAGCGCGGCCGTCAGCATCGCCTCGCTGATCCGGGGCGCCAGATGCTCGCGTTCCATCGCCACGCGCAGCCGCTCCGCCCAGTACGTCACGCGCTCGGCCGAGTCGAAGCCGAACTCGACCATCTCCGCGATGGCCGCCGTCAACACCTCCATGAAGCGCGCGTCGGAGCTTGGACGCTCAGGCATTGTGCTTCACGAGCCGCAGCCGCTTCCTCTCGTTGCGCGATTCGAGGAGCTTGTTCACCGCGCGCTCGAACTCATAGATGCCGTCGTTGGCGTGGCTCGGCAGCTTCGCGAAGCTGGTCACCATCTTCTGCGGCGTCTGGCCCATCTGCTGCGGCATCTTGGTGCCGCCCGCGCCCTGCATGCGCGGGTCCTGACCCTGCTGTCCGCCCTGCATGCCCATCGAGCCGCCCATGCCCATCGGCTCGGGCTCGAAGTTCGCAAGCTCCTCGTAGTCGAGTTCGAGAGGCGCGTCGAACACGAACTTCAGGCTGTTGATGTTGTCCGCCAGCCACTCGACCAGCCGCGCCTTGTTGTCGGGATCGGCAATCGGCAGCAGCATCTGCACGATGGCGAGCGCGGCCCTGAGCTTCACCTCGTCCACCTTCACGAGTTCGGAGTCGGGCTCGGTCAGGAGCGAGGGCCACTTCGCGCTGAAGCTGTTCTTCCACCTGTAGAAGGCTTCGGTGAACTCGACGTTCTTGTACTCGGGATAGCGCGCCTGGACGGTCTTGTAGAAGTTCGGGTTCCACGCGCGGTACATCACGACCTTGTCGAAGAAGTCGTAGAGCGGCTGCATGTCCATCCTAAAACCGTCGATGAAGCGCGCGATGGCTTTGGCGTCCTCGGTGCCCTCGCCGAAGCCCTCGACATACGTCTCCTCGGTGAGGAGCTTGGACGGCATGCCCGCAGCGCTCGCGATGTCCTCCATGATGGACTTGCGCACGATCTCCATCGGGCCGTCCATGTTCTGGAAGTTGAGCGAGGCAACTTCCTCGTCCGGCCCGATGCTGATCACGCCACCCGTCTCGGCGTCCTTCACCACCTGCCGCTTCTGGCCGAACAGCCGGATCATCGCGTTGTTGATCACGCTGCCCGGCTGCTTGATCTTCGCGATCAGCACACCGATCTTCGTCGCCACGAGATCGTTGGTCAGCAAGAGCCGCAGGTAGCTTTTCATCGGGAACAGCGAGCGCTGGAACACGCTGCGGCCCGAGAAGCCGTAGGCCGAGTCCTCGTACTGAAGGTAGATCGGCGCCTCGTTCATGATCACCACGGTGCGGCTGCCGTGATAGACGCGGCCCTGGACGCTGATGTTGGTGACCTTCTGGAAGTCGATGCTGGTCGGGTCCTGATTGAGCACGAGGCTGCCAGCGGTGTTGAGCGGGTCGAGCGAATGGATCGCCATCCGCGACTGCCATAGCTTGGTGAAGTCGAGCGGCTTATTGACCTCGACGCCTTCCTCGACCAGCGCCGTCGATGAGATGCCGTAGATGCGCGCGAGCCGCATCGAGTTCTTGATCATCTTGGTGGTGTCGAGCGTCGTCCACTCCGTCTCGAATGCCTCCTTCACCATGTCCTCGGGCGAATCGGGGATGCTGATCTCGCGCGGCTGGCTCTGCGCCACGTCGATGGGCACCTCCACGAGCTTGCGGCCGAGCGGATGGTAGACGAACAGGTCTTTCGCCATGCCGTAGCCGACCGGGCTTCCTGGCTCGATGTCGTCGTTCTTGGTGAGGATTTGGGTCAGCCGCGTGCCGAGCGCTGAGCCCCTGAGCCCGGTGAGCGCCATCAGGCGTTACCCGCCGCTTCCATGTGGAACAAGAGCCGCGCCTGTCCGTCCATCACCGCCCATTCGATGTTGAAGCCCGCCCAAGTCTCGACCGAGCCGTCGCGCACGCGCTCCTCCAGCGCATGCACGCCGTCCGCGAGGATCGACTCGCGCATCCAGAACTTGGTTCGGCTGTCGAGCATGGCGAGGATCATGGCCGTCTCCATCACTCGTGGTAGAGCCGCGCGCGCACGGCGGCGTCCTTGGCTTCGAGGAGCTTGCGCAAGGTCACTGTGCGCTCGGGGTTTGACGGCAGCGTGTCAACGACCAGTTGGGCAAGCTCGCAGAACGGCGCCGACACCGCCTGGAGGTGCGCTGGCAGGTGATCGTAAACGAAGAACTGCATCATGCGGTCGTGGTTCATGGGCACCTCGAAGCGGGCAGGACGGCACGGTGTCGCCCGTGTTTCGCCGCCTGCCCTGACCATTGCGCTCTCGCTTGGTCGTTCCGTATAATTTAGGGCATGAAGCTCAAGCCCAACGAATACCAGTGTCAGGTCTGCGGCAACGTCTACATCAAAGGCCGCAGCGACGAAGAAGCCCACGCCGAGATGGCGAGGCGCCTGGGCGAACCGCCGCCCGGCCAGAAGGTCAACGTGCTGTGCGACGACTGCGCCCAGCGCTTCTACGAATGGCTCGACTCCCTCACGCCCGAGGAACGGGCGAAGCTCGACAAGGAGGCACGCGATGCGACCCGAAATCAAGAAGGCGCTGCATGAGAGCCCGTGATCCGCGCCAGCAGCCTTTCGTTGACGCGCTCGAACGCGCGCTGGCTTCGGTCGGCGGCGAGATCACCATCGTGCATGTCGAGGGGCAAGCCTACATCGGCGGCATCGTGAACGAGGAACTACACTGGTTCACGATTGGCCAGTTGCTCGGCCATACCGGCGTCGCCGTCGAGCACGCCAAGGACTTGGTCGGCAGTGCATGGGTGATGGACCACAAGGGAAAGTCCGTGAGCTACTGGGACATGCTTCGACCCGAGGGAGTCTACGATGCCTGACGACATGGCGCTGATCTCGAACGCCGAGCGGCTCGCCCGCGCGGTGCTGCTGTTCTACGAGCCCGGCCCCTGGGATGAGCGCAAGGCCGAGCTATGGCGGGCGCTCACCGGCACGGACGAGGCGACCACGCGCGTGCTGGGCAATCTCGCGCGCGACGTTCGCGCCAAAGAGGAACGCAAAGCCGCCATCAGGTCGGAGAGCACTGGGCCGCAGGCTCCGTCGAAGCGCTGAAAAGAGCGCTGCTGGCTGAGTGTGGGGGTAGGTGTACGGGAAGGGTCGCGATCCGATTGGGGGGCGGATCGAAGCCAGCAGCGCGTCAGTTCACGAGCCAATGCACGGCGCGAGCTTACACCACGTTGTCGAAGCGTCCCAGCGTGTTCTGGTGCTGGGTCATCAGCCGTTCGAGGCGCTGCAAGACGTGATCGAACTGTTCGAGCGCGCCGTTCGGCACTGACGCCGGTCCTGCGTTCTTGGGCGCATTGCCCTCGCCCTTGGGCTCGCCGCCCACAAGCCGGTCAGCCATGCTGGAAAGATAGGCGTTCGCCTTCTCCAGCCGGTCGGCCAGTTCGTCCAGGCGATCACGATAAGCGACCATCACCGGCTGCGGTGTGGGCTGTTCGCCACGTCCTGCGATCATGCGGTCCATCAGCAGAGTCCTTCCTTGTGGGCGAGACGCAGCGACCGCATCAATCGCTGCTGGTGCTTGACGATGCGCCGCGACGGCTTGGTGAGGCGCATGATGCGAAGCTCGATCAGGAGCGCGCGTCTTCGCTGGGCGTAGCTCTCAGGCTGTCGTGCCAGCGCTCGTGGACGTGTTGGCACTGGCGCCTCTCGCAGATGTGGACCGAGCCTTTGCCTTCGATGGCGCAGTCGCTGCACGCGAAGATGGTCGGTGTGTTGCACACCACGCACGGGGCGGTGATGTAGCTCCTAGGCATGCCTGCCCCCACCGCACTTCCCGCGCCTTGTGGTTCACCGTGGCGGCGCAGTGCCTGCACTGGCGGCTCTGCTTGGCCCTGAGCGCGGGACCGCTCAGCGTGAACTCGCGCCCGCAGTCGCAGCGGCAGCGCCAGTATCGGGCGGCGCGGCAGCGCCCGGTGTAGCTCGCGGGTTTCGGTGCCGGCGCGATCACCGTCCAGTGCGCGAAGCGCTCACCGATCTCGATGTGCTTGCTTTTCGCCATGCCCTAAATCTCTCAGAAGGCGTCGATGTTGCCAAGGCTGATCGCGACCCCGTAGCACAGGGTGTCGAACATCTCGTCCTCGTCCGTGGGCGTGCCGTAGCCGATGCGGAACGTGGTCGCCTGCCACCAGAAGTGATTGCGCATGCGGCCATGGTACGACGACTGCTTATCGTAAGCCTCCTGGCAGATTTTGACCATGCCCTTGTAGATGTAGCCCGAGACGCTGAGCGCGCGCCCGTCCTTGCCGATCTGCGTGAGCTTGGTCTGGATCGCCTGGGCCAGCAGCCCGCGATTCTCCGCCTGCTGCAACAGCACGATGCCCGAGTCCTTCTCCTCGATCCAGGCGCCGAGCGAGCCCATGCGCGCGCCGCACAGTTCGCTGAGTTCCTCGCAACGCTCCAGCACATTGGGCAGCCAGTGTTCGAGGACGGCGGCGTTCATCTGCAACAGGTCCCAGTCGAGGATGCGAAGCTGCTCCTCGGGATACTTGGTGTAGGCGTAGTAGCTCACGCCCGTGCCGTCGCGCGCCTTGCCCACCTTGCTCGCCGTGTCGATCACGCAGAACACGCTGTCGCACAATTCAGGGCGCGGCGCTGGCAGCCACTGGTCCGCGCCGTTGGAGACTTTGACGAGGAAGTGCTCGGGGTTGAAGTAGAACGCGCCCTCGCGCGCCATCGCCTGCTGCTGGTACTGCGTCTGGTAGGCGTGGTCGCCAAGCTCGATCTTGTTCTGCTCGACCGTCTCGCGGTCGATGCGGTTGGGGCAGAGAAGATCGCCGTCGATGGTGCGCGGATCGGTGAACCAGGGCGTCTTCACGCTGAGGCTGCGCACGTACTCCATGGGCAGGATCAGCTTGACGTAGGGCAGGCCGAGCCGCTCGACCACGCCGCACACGTCGTCCGGGTGCAGCCGGTGCATGCAGATCAGGATGCAGTCGCGCTCGGGATCGTTCAGGCGCGACGTGACCGATTCGCGGAAGACGCGCGTCGCGACCTCGCGATCCGCGTCCGATTCGGCTTGTTCCGTGGAATGGGGGTCGTCAACCACAACACGATTGCCGCGACCAGCCGTAAGGGATTTGAACGGGACCGCTTTGCGGTTGCCCAGGAACGTGTTCTCGAAGTCCGTCTCGCCATCGCGCGTCAGCCGAATGTAGGGCCACAGCGTCTGATACCATTCCGACTGGATGAGATCACGGCTCTTGCGGCTGTCGCGCCGCGCCCAGTCCTCGCGATAGCTGGTCGTGAGGTAGCGCAGTCCGGGGCAGTTCATCGGTCCCCATTCCCAGCACTGGAACAGCACGCTGACGGTCAGCGACTTCATGGTGCCGGGCGGCTGGTTGACGATCAGCCGCTTGATCTCGCCTCTGCTGACGGCTTCGAGGTGCTCGCCGATGGCGTCGTGGTGCCAGTTCGGCTTGTAGCGCGCTGTCGGCTCCAGTTGCGTCCAGGCTTCCCTGATGAAGCCCGCGAACTTCAGGCAGTTCGCCCTAATTTCATCCAGTCTCGTCAGTGTGTCGAGGCGCGACTGCGCGGCTCTCTGCCTCCGGGCTTGCTCCGCCTTCAGGTGCGCTATCATGCGCTTCGCCCTCAGCGCCAGCGGCAAGTTCGAGTCGGGCGATGAAGGTTCCAAGCTGGGCATCGGTCAGTGTCGCGGCGTCGAGTGATGGCAACGCGCCGACACCGACTGCGACGGCTTGATGTGGTTTGCCGTAGGCACGGTTCATGATCTCCGTGGCCGCCTTCAACTGCAACTCGAAGTCGGGAACCAGCGTGCCGTCTTCAAGCTGTCGCATCGCATGTCGCATGATCTCGACGGCTTTGGCGAGCGCCTCGGGTCCATAGATTTGCGCGACGTTCCTGATCTCGGTGAAGCGAACGTTCGCCGATCCCTTCTGTCGGCCGCCGTAGCGATAACCTTTGCCGGTTGGCAGGGGCACGCGCTTGCTGGTGGTGTGGGCGGGGACGGGCAACGCAGTTTTGCCGCGCATGGTGGAAGATAGTCCTCAAATCGTTGATCACTGGCGGACAACTTGGACCGCGTTGGACGGGAAGGCGATCTTGCGCGGGTGGCCGAGGAAGCTCAACACCACGGAGACTCGCTCGTGCTGGCTCCAGTGGACGGTGCCGTTGTGGCCCTCGAAGGGTCCGGTTGTAATCGCAACGTGAGCACCAACCGGGATCAGCTTGCTGAGTTCGCTGTCGATGAACTCGGCGCCGACGTACTGGCCGCCGCTGCATCGGTCCAGCAGCACGTCCATGGCGTCTTGCCGGACGGTGGCTGGCATCTCGGGGGCTGCGTAGAGGAGTTGGTGGATGCCGCGCGTGTTGTTGATTGCGAGCCAGGATCGGTCATCGACATCGAAGTTGATGAAGATGTAGCCCGGTATGTAGGGGCTTTCCGTGGTGATCCTGCGGTTGCGAACGACGCGCTGGACGAGGACTTTGGGATTGAACGATTGGAACTGTTGGTTTTCCAGATGGCGTTCCGCTTGCAGTTCCCCGAAGGGTTTCGTCACTGCGACGTGCCAACTGAACATCGAATGGGGTTTCCTGGGTCCTGTATCTCCTGCCCTGAATTGAGGACACGACACGCTTACCACACCGAACAAAGTTCGATTCGCCTGCTACGGACCCATGGCCGCCTCCCCTGCAAGGTCGATGGGGCGGGATCAAAAACCAAAATCTGGCCCCGAGTCAAGCCCCTCCTCACCAAGTGTGGTCGTACTGGCGCCGTCCGTAGGTCCCGAACGAGCGTGATCGCTTCGAGCGTAAGTCGCGTTGGATGGCCGCTTCGGCCACGAGAAGCGGGATGTTTTTCAGCGGTTGGGCGAAGTATTTCAGATGGTGGCGCAGCACCAGGGGTTCGAGCCCGGTGTAGATCACCGCCTCGTAGAAGCTCAGCAGGATCGCCGTTCGGTCGAGGTTGGGTTCGAGCCGCTTCATCGGATGAACCGCCACAGGACGATGCCGACGAGGCAGCCGAAGTCCATCAGGGCTTCGCTTCGGGCTGCGGCCAGCGCCACAATCGCCCGTGCTCGTAGTCCGAGCGGGTGAGCGTCGAGTAGGCTCCATCGAACAGCTTGTCGCGCCAGGGCACGACGGTGATGCGCTTGCTGCGTCCGCCCTCGACCGACTTCACGACGGCGGGATACCAGTTCAGCCCGATCAGCACCTCGATCAGGTTGCCGGCCTTGGGCATCTCGAACTGGACGCCCCGATGGTCGCGCACCTCGCCCTGGACGTAGGGCCGCACGATGTCGGCGAGCGCGTCCTCGGTCTTGCCCCACATGATCAGCACGGTTCCCTCGAAGCCGAGCTTGTCGCCCTCGAACCTGATGGGATGGCCGAGCTTCAGTTCGCGGATGTTGGCATCGCTAAGCCCCAGCCCCATCAGCTTGCGCCCGTTCTCGTCCTGCCCGTTGAACTTGATCATCGGTCCTCCTTGGGCACGAGCATGAACTCGTTGAGGTGATCCGCCAGTGCTTCGGCCTGATCCCTGGTGATCAGCCGCTCGACCGTGACGGTGGGGAACTTGCCGGGGACGAGGTAGATCGTGACGGCGCCTGTGGCAGCGGGGTCGATGCCGAGCGCGTTGCAGATCGCCATGTTGGTGAGCTTGCTCGCAATGATCTCTGCCATGCTGTCCTCCGCCCATCAAAACGGGATGTCGTCGTCAAGCTCGACCTTGCCGCGCGGCGTCGATGCGCCGTTGTCGCGCGACTGTTGCGATCCGCGCGGATTGTAGTCCTCCTCGCGCTGCGAGGACTGGTAGCCGCCCGCGCTGTCGCCCTTGTTGTCGAGCAGGGTCAGCACGCCCGTGAAGTTCTGCAACACGACCTCGGTCGAGTAGCGGTCCTGGCCTTGCTGGTCCTGCCACTTGCGGGTCTGTAGCTGGCCCTCGATGTAGATGCGCGATCCCTTCCTCACGTACTTCTCGGCGACCTCGCGGAGCTTCTCGTTGAAGATGACGACGCGGTGCCATTCGGTCTTCTCCTTGCGTTCGCCGCTCTGCTTGTCGCGCCACTGTTCCGAGGTGGCGAGCGAGAGGTTGACGATGCCGCCGCCGTTCTGGAACGACTTCGATTCGGGGTCGCGGCCGACGTAGCCGATCAGCATGACCTTGTTGAGCGAGCCTGCCATGGTCAGTCCTCCATGCCCTGATTGTAGGGCGTATCCATCACCGTGTGCCATCGCTTATGGCACTTCACGCAAAGAAAACAGCCGGGCCACTGGTCGGCGTCATCGAACAGGGCACGGGGCGCCCAGTGGTGCCATTCGACGCCGTTGCGCCAGACGCCGCAGCGGGCGCAGGGACGATCCGGGTCGGTGAGAAGCTCGCGGTTGGCGCGGGCGATCTCCCAGTCGCGAGGGCCGAGCGTCTTCTGGTCGATGGGATTGCTGGCCAATCGCTCGCACGAGGCGCAGCGCAGGACGATCTGGGTCGAGCCGTTGCCGATGATGCGGGCGACCAGCCGGAACGGCTGCTGGCAGCCGCAGGTGTCGGTGAGCCACCGGCTCCAGCCTGCGGCCCGGACCATGCCCAGGTCGTAGAGCGCGGGATCGTGCATGTCGGGATCGCTGAACAGGGTGCCGGGTCCGAACGTCATGGCGTGTGTCTCCTCGGGCGGTCAAAAACCGGGACGGGACAACCGGGACAAAGCGGTACATCCCTTCAAGAGAGATGTCCCGCATGTCCCATGGGGGGTACGGTGGGTGCGTTTGTCCCGCTTTGTCCCGTTTGTCCCATTTGAAGAAGTGTCGATAGTATAAGCATCGGATGGTCCTTTAGGCGGGACATCGACCGGGACATTTGCGCGGGACAAAAGCGGGACAAATGTCCCATTTGGCAGTCCCGGTGCAAATGTCCCGCTTTTCAGGCTTTCCAAAACAGGTCGATGCCGCTCTCGGTTTCGGTGAACAGCAGTTCCTCCTTGACCGCCTTGTCGAGATCGCGGAGGAAGGCTTTGCGTACCGTCTGGGCGTTGTCGCGGCGCCGATTCCGGCGATAGACGGTCCTCAAGTCCTCCTCGGTCACAACCTTCACCATCGGACCGTCGCGCCCGCGAACGCGCTGGTTCGAGCCGTGCCGGTCTTCTAGCGCGATGTCGAAGGCGCGCATCAGGAGCCGCAGGCCAGCGGGCAGCGGCTTCTTCTTCGCCTTGCTGATCACGGGCGTGCTGTCGGCTGGCACCACGACTGCCGAGACGATCTCCTTGTCGCCCTGGTCGGTATCCGCGACCGTGCCGAGCGTGACCTTGACGAGGTCGAAGCCGACCGGGCCGAATGGCTCGCCGTCGCGAACCTTGACCGCGCGCCAGAAGCGCGACTCATTCTTGCTGCCACCGACTTCGATCAACGTCTCGGGCAAATCCTCCTTGCCCTTGGTGCCTCGCGCGCCGCGATCCTCGTCCTTGCCGGTGTTGTCGATGAAGACGGGAGAAGCGCCTGTCTCGTTGGCGATCTCGCGTCCCTTGCGGTAGAGCGCCTCGACTTCCTCGCTGTAGTTCTCCCGCATGCCCGGCGCTACCGTTCGCATGTTGTCGTAGATCACTATGCCAACCTCGACATCGTTGCGGCTGTTCATGCTCTTGATGGTGGCGATGATCCGGTCGGTGTGCTGGCTCGCTTGTTCGTTCGGCCCGAGATCGATGGGCACGGTGATCACTTCAAACGGGAGTCCGACGCCGAGCTTGTGTTTCTTCAGGTACGCCTTGATGCGGTTGAAGAAACCGATCTTGCCTTCGAGTGCCACGTACAGCACGCCGCAACGCAGAGTCTTGCGAGCGAACCATTCACTGCCTGTCAGCAGCGCGAACACGAGGCTGATGGCGAGGAAGCTCTTGCCAGCGGTCGATGGGCCGTAGATCAGCGTGAGGTAGTTGCCCTCGCCGATCAGGCCATCGACGCGGCGCAGCGGGTCCACGAGTTGGGCTTCGTAAATCTCGCGCAGCGAGGTCGTGCCGAACGGCTTGGCTTTCCTCACGTCCTCGCGCGGCGGAAACTCGATGACGTTGTCGTCCGAGCCATTCTCGTAATCAGACGCCTGCTGCTCGCCCTCGTAGCGCGTGTGACCGTTGGCCTGCGGGCGCATGCCGATGTAGTGCTGGTCGAGCGCGTGATCGCGCTGGCGCAGCCACGCGATCAGGTCGCTGACCGTGCGATGGGCACAATGCGCGTGTCGGCAGTCGAAGCCGGGCTCGGGCCGGCCGACGCCTGCGGGCCAGTAGACCGTGGCGGTGTCGTTCGACTCGGTGGAGTGTTCGCTTTCCCATGGACAGACGATGTCGAAACCGCCGTCGCCATGGGTGCCCAGCACCGTGCAGCAGGTTTGCACGGAGTTCGTGAGCGGATCATCGCTGTCGATGTAGGTCGAGGATTTCTGCTTCGGCTTTGACTTTGGCCTGGGATTGGCCCTGCTTCTGCGCCGTTTGCTTTGGCCCGGAGCGAACGCTTCGAGGAGCGCGTGCAGTTCGACCAGTGCCTCGGGCGGGATCATCTGTAGCTCGCCCTGGCCTTTGCCGCTGAACGTGAAGTGGCGCATGCCGGGTTCCACGTAAAGCTCGAAGCCGTGGCCTGCGGTGCCGTCGCTGGGCTCGCGCTTGTGGGCGTTGGGCCAGTCGAGCGCGCCCTCGGGCAAGGTCGAGAGGCGGACCAGCATCAGGTAATGGAGCCCGCGCCCTGACGGGCTTACCTCGTTGTAGTGCCCGTCCAGCAGCGCGCGCACCGGATCGGACCATTCCGCTGGGTGAGCCTCGCCCTCCTCGAAGCAGTGATCGAGGTCGAGCCCGACGATGGTGGTGTCCTCATCGACTTTGGTGAGGCGGAGCGCGATGCCGCCGACGATGCCGTGGCGCAGTCCTTTGGCTGCGTTGGCATAGTTGAACCAAGCCCGGCCCTGCCATGCGAAGCCCTCGCCCGTGTACGGGTGGATGGGCATCTTGTCGGCGCGGTTCCAGACCGCCCAGATGGGATGCCCCTTGAAGTCCTCGAAGCTCGCCACGACACGCGCTCAAGGCGCGGTGCTGGCTTGCCGGGACTGCGGAAAAAGGAAGGGATTGGTGACCATCGGAGTCCCCTGGCGAGAGAAGTGCTGCGAGGTATCCCGCCGAGCGGATGGTCCGATGAGCCATCCGGTCGTACCGAAGGAAGGACTGGCCGGTCCGTTCCCCCGCTGCACCCCTACCCTGCGCCCAGGCGGGTCGCGAGAGCAAGCCGTGATTCCGGTGAATTGCGTTGAGAATTTTAGGGCTTGACGGCCACCGTTCGATGACGCAGCCCTTACGCTTCTGTGTCTCCTAGAGCCTCCTGCGCGTCTCGTTGCACAATTTAGGGCGACCTGTCAAACGCTCATCGGTGGCGTTCGGTTCCAGAAGACCGGGTGCGATTCTGTACCATGGTTTGCCATGGCTGGCTGCCTTGATCTGTGGACCGGGAACGGAATGTCAAGGGGAGGCAGGACGGTGCGCCGAGGTAGGGCGGGGGAGAAACCCGGCCCGTTTCCTGCAAGAGGGGAGAAACCTCGGACCCTTCTTTCTCGGGGGAGAGGCAGGGTCCTGCGCACCGTCCCGAGCGCAATTTAGGGCAGGAAGCTCGGTTCATCAAGGACTTCGATTGCCTCGAAGTCGAACTGGCGCTCTAGGTATTTTGCCGCCAGCAGGTTTCCTTGGGTCCGGTTTCGGAAGTATTCGACCTGGGCGCGGCG